TCCGCCGGAGCATAATGACCACTTGTAAGGAAACAATCCTTTCTGTGGGTTTAGCCAATTCATCATCTCCATATCTTTAAGACCTGCGGGCATACGAGCAGGATCTACATAAGGTCCGTTTACTGGATCACGTTGCTTGCCAATAAACGTAGAATAGAAGCCACTGATAGCCGGAAGAAAAACAGCAAAATCGTTTTGCTTGGCTGTTAAGTTATCTTGAGTCATCTATTATTTAGATTGTGCTGGGAGAATATAGTTATAAACAGCAAGCCCGGAATCAACAGTAATCATTGCGGCTCCGTCATCTGAGATCTTAAATGTCTTATCACCAGTTAGGTCAAGAATACTAATTACAGTCTTGATAGGCCAAGCCCATGCACGTTTGAGTGTACCAGTAACGCCTGGTTGAAACACAAAGTTGCCAGCGTGTGTAGAGTGATCACCAAAGAAAAACTTCAAGTCACCGTTTTCTGTTTTTGCTTGGAAGTTAACTTCTTCGGCATTGGCTTGTGCTTGCATCTTAAGTCGCTGAATACTAGCCACTGTTGGTTCAAACTCAATATTCCAATTTACACCCTTAAACTTAACTGTTTTAAGTTTTTCATTAACAATTTCGGCGGCCATAAAACGATAATTATTTTTAAAATCGCCTGTGGCATTTTTAAAGTTAATGCCATCTGGTGCGCCTGTGTCTCTCTTAGTAAGACTTAATTCGGCATTTTCTTTATATTCTTGCAAGTTCAACAAGATTTTTAACTTGCTTAAATTTGGCATACCGAATGTGCCGATAAAGTCTGCATGTGGTGAGGCAAATGTGCCGTCTACTACTACACTACGGTCTTCGGCTACACCTGAAATAACAGTGGTTTTGTCATCGCCGGTAAGTTTAACCAGATCGATACAGCCTAAATCGTGTGTGTGCTCTACTAAGTCTAATAAGTGATCCTTCATTGATAATTCTCCTTGTGTTTGATTATACTTGATTTATTTAGATTTTGCAACTACTTTGGTAATATTTTTGCCAGGGCTTGACCGCCTTTGAGCGAGGACAATACTCCTGGTTTCTTTAATTCGATCCAGGTTGATGGGCCTGGGTCACTTAACGAGTACACAATTTCATAGCCCATGGTTATGGCCAATTCTCGAACAAGATATCCCGGAGTATAACAGCAATAATATTGCTCTACTAATATAACTGCACTTGCTCGGTCACAGTCGTTAAAGGTAAATGCAAAAATGCCGCCTGGTTTAAGTTTTTGATAGATCTCGGCTAGGTATTGTCTAATTATTTCAAAGGGTCTAAAATTAAAATAGTTATAGGCAAGGCACATGCCAAATTGATTGTTGGGTAATTTACCCAAAATTTCATCATCGGCACTTTCCTTGACCACATATGGTCTAAGACGATTTTGATATTGCTGATTAAATTTTTGCATTGCAGGTGCGAGATATTCATGCGAGAGGTCTACAAGATAAAGAGGATCATATGCTACCATATCTTCAACGAATGTTTCAAGACCTGGGCGAATAACCATTGCTGAGTGTTTCCAATTAGCATATTGATTTAGTCTTATACGAAATGGAGTAGATTCTACAGAATTATCTTGACGCAACTTAAGAATAGAATCTGCTGATTGATATAACTCTCCTTGGTCATATAATACATAACTCTCTTGAAACCAGGGCCTCTCGGCTTCTTCAATTTTTAATTTTAGTTGGGCTTTTAAATTATTAAGATCAGTTTCAAAATTTTCAAATGCCTGTTGTATAGTAGCATACTGGGCATCAAGATTGTGAGTCATTGAGTTTATTAACTCTGGCTGAGTGTTAACTAAATGTAAAACTTTATCAAGTTCACCTGTAGCTGTGGTTAACGCTGGTAATGCAGACAAGGCATTTAGCTGATTACGATAATTAACAAGTTCGCTGAGTTTCATATTACCACTCAAATAATGTTTGAAAGGTATTTTCTGTGTTAGTGGCCGAGGCCAAGTCCCAGTCTAATACGCTTAATAAATTATCCAACTTTTGGTCAACCACTGTGGCTTCCATAGTAGTATCATCAAATGGCAAATCTTTGAACCACTGTGGTAAATGTGTTTCATCTGTAGGATACCCGATGCTTGTCCACCCAAGTGGATTAGCTTTTAGTTTGCATACAATGGTTTTCATACCATCTACAATTTGTAAACTGTATTTGTCGCCATTCATTCTGCGTAGATTATTCCAGTTCATAGCGGCTCTAACGTGTCCTGGCATGTTTGCCTTGCCCAGCCGTTCTTCTTCCTTGCCATACTTGGTTAGGTTGTTTACACGCTTAGGCGATCCTTTTTCCCAACCTGGGCGCTCTTTAAAGATATATTTAAATTCGCGAATCTTTTCAATAATTTCATCTCGGGTAGCACCTGTTAATACATCATCAAGGATGGTACTTAGGAACTCCTGAATAACCTTGGGAGTATCACTACGCTTTAGATCTAGTCCCATGGCTTTTACTTTGCCAGGACTGCCGTGAGTATCCACCCGCTTGTTTTCTTTATCATAGTACAATACAGCGTAGCGTTTCTTGGTAATAAACAACCCCTTGCTGGCTACAATCTCGCGGCCACCTTTGATTACTTCACCCATCTCTCTAGGTACATGGAATGCAGTTTCCATAAACCCTGGAAAACTAATATTGACTTGATCAGCAATGTTGTTGTAGAGTTGTACTGCAATTTCTCGATTCCATGTCATCTTGCCGGCATCAATTTCATCTTTAAGCACAGGGTATGCCGTAAAATAACACGAGTCAGTATCGCCATAAATGATTGATTCGCCCACATGGTCGTACTTGCCAGTGATACATTCATTTACATACGCATCCATGTGTTTGGCAATGGCACGACCGGTAAGTGTAGTTGATTGACCGATACGCTTATCAAAGAACCTGCAACCTGGATTTAAGATTGCACCATACAAACTATTAAGATTAATCTTTTTAACTAACTGACGTTTATCCCAATATTCTTCTTCGTGCTTGGTAGTACAGGCTTTTAGTTTTTCCTGCATATCTTGGCGCTCGCTGTACCAACGCTTGAGTAATCCAGGAATAATTGCTTCTTTTTCATATGTAAAGACTGTACCGTTGGCAGTAAGCATCCACGGTTGATTGCTATCAAAAATCATATGCCACACATCAGCGGCACTGTGTACTGATTCCTCACCGTCTTGCCAGTCAATGGTAATCTCTGTGCCTTTTTCCATGGCCATTACAGCTTCGTATTCCAAACTACCAAATAAGCCTTCCCATGCGGCTGCAAAGCTACTACCCTTGGCCATTTTCTCTTTGATATATCGATCGGTCATTACTGGACGTAACTGTCCGACAATGGTCTCGGGGCCCATGTTCAATGCACGAATCGCACTTGGATACAAGGAGTTAATGTCGATAGAGCCTACATACTCGTGAATGCCTTTGCGTGGATACGCAACATAAGCACCCGCGGCCTGTGTGTCCTCGTCGCTGTAACGTTCCTTGCGATTAGGCACTACCATACCACGTTCGTGGGCTTCGTTGATAATAGCCTGCTCGGTCACAGCCACAGCACCCATTGTGGTTTGGAGTAATACAGTATTTTCATGCGCCAGTGTATTTGCTAGATCCAAAAACTTTAACTTCTTATCTAACTTGGCAACAATCATGGTGTCTTGACGGTTGTACTCAATAAACCGTTTGAAGTTTTGATTATACAGTTGATCCAGGGTACCTTCGAATACTGTTTTAGTTTCGCCTAGCTCGTATTCAGCAATGGCATCCAAACTATAACTATGACGTTCTTCGTATGTGTACTTGCGATACAGTTGCATATAATCCATGTGTACCCGACCGATCAAGTCATAGGTGTGACTAGTTGCCCCGAATCGTTCAAATTCTCTGGGCTTGGGGTATTGGTTCCATAAACAGAATCTGCGAGTATCATCTTTACTTAAGATACGAGTAACACGATTAACAGTATATGGAATATCATAGCCTTCGCTGTTCCATCCCGTTAGCACATCAGCATCTTCGAGTAAGTCTAGAAATGTTTTTAGCAAATCCCCTTCGGTATCAAACACAATGCAATTTTCAAATTCAGCGGCAATTTCTTGGGCTGTTTCTTTACTCATGTGTTTAGGAGGAACAACCAAGGTAACCATTTGCTCTAGCCATTGTAAGTAAACACTAATGGCTGTAATAGCATTAAATGGATCTTCCGGACGACTAAAACCACGCTCGGGATCAAAGTCTACCTCAATGTCAAAAAACGCTACATTAAGTCGAGGACCATCTTGCCCTTTGTAGTTTTCTTCAAGGCAACGGAATAACGGATTAATATCCGACTCGAATAGTTTCTTACCTGATTGTATTCTAAGTTCTTTGCGGAACTCTTTGTTATTGCGCGAACTAAATCTCGACACAGGTGTTCCAAAGATACTTTGGAATTTGCCTCGTTGGTCTTCGTAATAAAATACAAAATTCGCAGGGTATTCTTGATAGCATCGACGACCGTCTCTGCGTTCGACTACATGGATGCGATCGTGCTCTCTGTCAAACAACGCATCAATATACGACATTGGGATTTTCCTTGCAGTTATCAAAATGCCATCTCTTGGCATTAGTAGATCCTTTACCTGCTATAGAGCAGTGAGGGCAGGTCCATTCTTTACATGAAGAATGAGAGCCATCAAGCAGTTGTTTTTGTTGCACTTTACCGCCTAATAAATGATGGCTTCCATTTTTTACTCTACAAATATTTCGTGTTCTGGCGGCTTTGCTATCTAAAAAATTATGAGTGCCATCTTTAAGTCGCTGTTGTTGAACAGCTTTTGAAATAGTGCCATCTAAGAAATTATGACTTCCGTCGGCTACTCGTCTATTTGAAGATTTTTTTTGCACCGCGCCGCCAACAAAAGGATGGGTTCCGTTTTTAACCATTTGAAGGTTATTAGCTGTTGCTATAGCAGATAATTCTGCTGGCGACATTTTCATCTTAGCTCCAATTTTTAAACAAGCAGCCAAGTCTCCTTGTGCTTTATGGATATCATAATGTTGTTGGATTGTAAGAGCTACAAGATTGTTAATGTTGTTATTAGTTCGATCACCGTCGATATGATGTATTTCATATCGACGTCCATCCTTTTCTTTTGGAATAGGGCCGTTGTAAGACTCCCAAATTTTTCTATAACTCAAATTTTTCTCCTTGTGGCTTATGGCCCACTGACCTTGATTCATGCTCGTAATGTGAGCGATTCGTATTACTACTTATAGTGTTTTGCCGACTGTGACTAAAATTTGTTCGAGCAGTTCGTGATCCTGTTGCTCACGTCCAAATTCAGATTTGTGTGCGAGCTTAATAGCTTTCTTGAGAATGTTGGGTTTGATTTCTAATTCTTCAGCAACGGCTTTAATAGTATCATTGAGGCCACCGGAAAGAGTTTCGATCTCCATGGTGACCTGCATCCCCTCATTTATGATCTGAGTAAGTTTTTTGGTTTGGTCGGCTGTGAATACTCTTGATGTCATGTGATTCTCCTGTGTGTTAGTCTAGTAATTATACAGGCAACTGTGACAAAAAGCAAGACCATTTAGGTAAAGCTCACTTAGTAGTCCACGGTAGCGAATCGCTTTCTACGGGCAGCAGCCGCCCATTCACTGTTTGGTAACTAGTACCGGTCCTAAGGTGAATTTCTTCTTTTCTTTGATTCTTTTGACGAAACTGGAACAAACTCCCAATGGGACATGGGCTGTGATTTATCAACTAATGCATATTGATTGCTAGGTATTCTAAGACTGTTACCACATTTATCAGTTACACTAACAGTGCCTCTTCCGCCGTGATTTAATTCTTTAATTTTTTCTGGAGTCCAAAATGTATTCCTCCATGCTGTAAATTTTTCCACTCTATCTGGATTCTCTTGTAAATATTTTTTCATTCCAGCAGAAGTTTTGTCTCGGACGGCTTTTCTTTTTTGTGGATTCGAATCGCCTGCTAAATTCCACCCACCACCAACTTCCGGAATTAAATTTGCCCATTCCTTACTAGCAACCACATCCCATAAACTACTATAATGCTTCCCCCAATGTGCAACTTCGCTGTTACTTGCACACTCTTTAACAATTTCAGTTGTGTAAAATTTCCCGTGTTTTTTAAGATGATTTGTCCAGTGGTCGCCAGATCCGGGGTATGCATGCGGATCTTTACATCGAGTCTGACCTAAGTATTTTAGACCAGTGACGGTATGAGTTTTAACATATAGATAGTAAGTAATCATACTTTTATTTATCTTTAATGTTAAAATTGTCCTAAGGGTATTCTATACCGGTGCGTAAGGAAGGACTGGCCCGTCCTCTTCACCGTTTTGTTCTGGGTACACTGGGTAGTTGTTCATATGCTTACTTACCATCCACATGTAGTTGGCTACCATTATTGAAGCTGGGGCTAAATGGGCTTTGTGCTACTTGTCCGCCTTTGCTTTGACTCCAGGCATAGCCAGCGCGATGACCTGAACAGTCTTTGGTACAAGGACTGCCTAAGAAGCTGAGTTCAGTGAGATCATCTTTAAGGAATGTGTCAGCAAATGCTCGGCAT